TTTATCGCGCTGTAGGCGATCTGGTTGTACGCATAGGCGTCTGACCGCAACATGGTTCCAGCAGCGACACCAACTTCGACAGTGAAAGTAGATGTCTCAGGGGTTAGCTGGGCGTCAGGCCCAGGCAAAACAGTCGTGTGGTCAGAGGGGAAAAATGTAGACCAGTTCCAGGCCAAGATTACGTGGTGGACCGTGATGGGGTGAGACAGGGGGATGATCCTACTGTCCCAAATCTCCGTAGTGTCCGCCCCAGCAGCGAAAGGCTCATCATCTACGGTGTTCTCAAGAACACCGCCGTTCAGCCTGTTGTTGAACAGAGGAACGGCGATCACCTCGTACCCCGCGCTGTCTTGCAGTTCCTCCAGGGCAGGGGGCATCCCCTGCCTGTCATAGCCGCCCTTGAGGCCGTCCTTGAACACCTTGTCGATGCTCGCTAGCTCGTTTGAAACGCCCCCTGCGCCATCTGCCGTAATGATGTTTCCGGCAACGGGCTCTGTAATGGTGATGCTTTTGCTCTTGGCGGCCCTGCTAGCAATGGCACCCGCGTTGTTCGGCGTCCCAGACTCAGGAAGGTTCTGAATGGTGGCCCCAGTGTCCCTGGTTACCAGCGGGTGCCTGAACCGCATGCTTATGTTGACGCTGGGCAAGCACAGCGTCTTGTTGGCAAGCGTGGGGTCCATGATGTTTTTGACATCAATGATGAACATATAGGTCGAGTAGGGGTTTATCGACTTGTTGATGTCTGTGGTGACGAAGGGGTTATTTCGCAGGAAGTCGCCAGTGAAGCTGTTGCTGCTGATGTCTGTGCCGAAGACCTCCTTCCCGATTTCGACCGACTCAATGTCGTGAGTCGATGGGAAGTTTGTTGCCGTGAACATCATCGGGGTCTTTTCTCTGATTGAGATGCGAAAGCTCAGGTCTGAAGCTCCATCAAAAGACATGTAGCCCTGCTCTGAGGCAGCCCCCGTGCGCAATGTGGCGGCCTGGTTCCAGAATTGATCAGCAATAGCGCAGCCCTCTGCGCGCTGGTCGAATGAGAACGACACCTCGTCTAGGACAATCCTTGGAGTGGTGTCGGTCACGTCTGGCGTTCTCAGATAGCCCGCGACGGCGGTCGCGGAGGATATGCTGAAGAACTCCTGGAGGGGAGGGAGGGTGAAGGGAACGCCAAACAGCGCCTGGTCCGGGTCATCAGAGATGTCGCTAGCAATGTAGGGGATGTGCAGGTTTACCCGAAAAGGGGCGTTCGGGGTCTGGAGTTGGTCAGGCTCGATGTTTGCCTGGTTAATCTGATAGGCCGCCCCGGTCGATGACCCATCGGTAATGGGGTCAAAGATGTGCTCAGGAGTAAGCCCCGCGCCCCTTGAGAGCCTTTTTCGGTCAATCTTGCTCAAGACTCTAGCTCCTCAAGGACCGTCATTGTCATGTCGAACCTCTGCTGGGCCCATGGGTTAGTGCGACCCCAGCCACCAGTATTGGCATCGTCGTATCTCGGGATAACAACGTCTATTCTGATCCTCGTATCTCTTGGTATCGGGACGTTGATGCCTCTCAGGGGCAAACACATTCCCCATAGGCCGCCCCTGTCTGCGACGGCCCACGGCGGGTTGGTTGGCGACATGTCGGTTATTGTGGAATTAAAAGATATTCCATTCACCCACTCCCTGGCCGTGTCAAAGCCCACCCTGCTGAGAAGTACGTTGTTCTGGGTCCGGTCTTCTGGCGCAAACGGGCTGTCAGCAGAGACAACCACAGCAAAGTCCTTGTTCCCGTCGTATTGCACGACGCCCTCTGGCGGGGCGCTGCCGTATTTAAAGGTGTTCGTATAACCACGGGATGACGCGTCCGGGTCGTCTATCTGTAAGGTCAGCACGAGATCGGTAAGGATTGCTGGCTTGTGGAAATAGTAGGACGTAGACCACTCCCAGGTGGTCCCTATGTTCATCGAAGAGTTCATGCCAAGGGTATAGTATCCCTTGGCCCTAAACCTGTTGTTAACAGAGTCCGGGGCCGCCCCCGCAACGCTGGATGCGCCCTTGGTGTTTATTGCATCCATCCACGGCCACCTGTGCGATGTCGCCGCTGCGTCCTGTGGCGACCACCCCGCCACAAACTGGGTCTGGACAAACCTGTTAGCAATGTCTCCCTTTTCGACAGCATTGAAACGCCTGACAATATCAGACATCGCTGTGTCTAGGCGGTTTCCGTCGATCGTGGTGGAGTCGGAGAACTGCTCATCGGTCAGGTGTCTGGGGTGCTTTTTCCAACTCATTCGATTACCGCCGTAAGGGTCACGGTGGCCCCGAAGGCCACCCCGGTCTTATTGTAGGTCCCCACCACCTGGACCGCCGCCGCAGAACCGGACCCGTTGAGGATCGGAACATCCACCCCGTTCCCTCCACGGAAGACGCACCCAATAACTATCGCCCTTGACGCTAGGCTCACCCAAATTGCCGTGCCGTTTGTGATTGTGTCTGTTTCTTTTGAGAATATGCAGTTCCTAAAAACCGCCGTGCTCCCGGCCTTCACAGAGACCAGATATCCCGTGTTATCCTTAGATGACACAAACTCTACGCCATCTAGCACGGCGTCTTCCGTGATGTGTAGCTGGCCGTCCATTAGGGAGGCCCCGGTCGCCCCCTTGATGATGGTGTTGTACTTTGTCAGCGTGGTCCCGGCGAACGAGCCAGCGGACAGGGTGAGCCGGTTGTTGGTTATGCGGGGCTCGGTCAGCGGGCTGGCGTCTGTTGTGAGGCCTAGGCTGTATATTAGGTCCCTGTCAGCCTTCTGGAGGCCGCTGTTCTTTATGGCCGCTTCCGACTCTTGTGCCTCTGGGAGGTGGAAGTTGACTACGTTTGGCATACTACTTCCCCGTCCTTCTCAGGAACCCAAGGGCGCGGAACAGCACCCTCACAGAGCCCAGGCCGAAAGCCTGGGCGCGGTTCTGGATGTGGCCAAAGAGCATATATGCGACTTGATCGCCCTTTACGCTGTCCGATGTAACAATCTCGCTGACCTCTTCGTCGTCGATAAGGAAGTTGCCCTGCGTGCCACCAGCGCCAGTGTTCGCCCATGTGGGCACGCTGGCGGCAGAGGCCCCGGTGCTGCTAAAAGTCCTAGTCGTCAGGGTCCCGTCAGAAGGCATCACTCTGGTCCTAATGCCAGTCTTGCTTCTGATGTCAACGATAGACTCCGGCTCCGTAAGTGTGCTGGTTCCGGCCCCTGTGTAGTCAATGACCTGAGAGGTCCACCCTTTAAGGTCTGCCGACGCTAGGGTGTTGAACAGTCCAAAGTCCCAGTTGGGGTTCAAAAGGTCTGCCATGACGCCAGAGCCCCTGGACTGAACCGTAGAGACAAGGCCTCGGGTCTTAATCCTGGTTCCCTTGTCGATTTTGACGGGGTTCCCCTTGTAGGCCCAGTCAACCGGGACAGCAACGCTGTCCTCGGTCCTCATGCTCCCGGTGGCTATCATTTGCTCCCAAGCATAAAAACCAGGGTAAATCACAGGCGTTCCGCCAGCATCTCCGACAAAGAGCTTAACGTCGCTGACGCCAAGCGAGCCCAGCGGCCCCGTTTCCGTGGTGTAGAATGGGAGGAAAAATAGAGGGTCGCGCTTCCAGTCCGAAAGGTTCCACTGGCTATAGTCTCCTACTGCGCCAGACCCATCCATGATGATCTTAACGTACTCCCCGGTCACGCTTGGCGTTGTGTGTGCCGCATCTGAATAGCAGTTTGCGGTCACCACCCCACTAGAAGCTATCCTCTCAGATGGGAATATTAGATCTATCTTAGCGGCAGACTGAAAGCCTGTAAGGCTAAACACAGGCAACCATTTGGTTTCGTCGAACTTAAACGTGATGATTACCATGGTAATCTCACCGGTAGTGTTGTGCGTCTGGGAAAGCCCGGAGCACCCGCCCCCTGCCTTGGTGGGATCAATCGCGGCCCATGAAAACGCACCAAAAACAGGAACAAGGGAGAATCTCGTGTTCGCGCTTGCTGATATAGCGGGACCCTTGAGCGCGGCGGCGGTGGCCCCGCTGTAGTTGCCGCTCGCAAAAACGGTGGCCTGCGGCATCTCTATCGGGCGCTCAAACAAGACGGTTCCGTCTGGCTGATAGTTCTGGGCGGCCCCGGCAGGATAGCTGCTCACCCCAAAGCGATTGTACTTCCCGCAGAACTCTCGGTTGTCCTCCCTTCCCTTCTTGTTCAGTGGATCAACGTCCCAGCTATCGACGCTTCTGTCGATGCCACCACCGCGCCCATACCGCATGATGCAGTAGGAAGAGGAGAGGTTGTCCGCGCGGTCAGGCGTAACTGAGTCGTTCATGGTCTGCTTGTCGAGATTTCCAACAAGCCACACATCGGTAGGAGAAGTGACAATCCAGGGGCGATTAATTGGCCCCTCTGGGTTGTCGGTGTCTCCCCCGCCCCTAATCCCAACCATGTCGGTGGCACCGCCGCCTGTGTAGACTACGCTGGTATAGGACCAAACAGACCACTCGCCCCCGGTCATACACAGGGTCGTGTTCTGCCCAGGCACATTGACGAACAACACGCCAAGGGATGGGGCGTAAGACAGCGAGACGCCATCTGTCTCCATGCGCGATGAGGTCCTTGGCTGCTGCGTGTCCAGGGTGGTTAGGCCGTTTCGCGCATAGTACGACGTGACCGGGTTGGACAGGGAGCTAGAGAAGAACTCTGAGATTGGTGTGGAGATTTCCTGCGTTTGCAGGGCGTTTGACATGGTGTAGCAACCATTTACGTCTGCCCAATACAGGCCACCCTCGATCTTCGTTGTGGCCGCTGGCGACAAGCACCCAATATTTGAGCTTATCCTTTCGAGGACACCCGCTGTCGCGATGAAGGTGTTCGAGGGCCTGTAGGCCCAGACCTCAGACTGCGTAAAGATGATGACTGAGCCGCCGACCTCTGAGACTGCCGTGATGTCTCCATCGCATGGAATCTCAACGGTGTTCTCGATGACAGTGCTGGATACAAAGCCGGGGTCGCTGAAGAAGATGAACTTCCCGGAGCCGTAGACGAGCCTGTTGACAAACTTTGTGGCGCACGAGGGCGTCGGAAAGTTCCCCTGGTTGTAGTAGTCAAAGTTTCCTTTCTCGATTCCTGGAACCATCGGGACACGGCGGATAACCGCCGACTCTGAGTAGGGGTCGTTCCACTCGTGCCTGTACACGTCGTTTACAGACTTGTTCCTGTTCCCCTTAAAGACCGAAGGGATGTAGGCCAGTATGCCAGTCTCTTTGGTGCCGAAATACAGGATGTCTCCGAACTCCACAAAGAAAGGAGGCGACTGACCGCTAATCAGAACCGCCTCTTTATGGAGCCCCACCTTCTTAGCGCCCGACTGGGCGCTGGCCCATGACTGGTAAGACCTGTCCCAGGAGGTCTCATATACGCCGTGCCATTTCGGGATAGAAAAGGCATTACTGGTGTTGTCGTTCGTGGTCGGGTTAGCGTTCTCACACGTCTGGCGGAACACCATTTCTTCCCACCGCTCTCCGGTGGTCACGTCGTAGATGTTTACCGAGTAGAGGTAGTGAATCTCCTGGTATCTCTCTCCTGAAGACGTGATGTTCTTGCTGGCGAGCAGTGTGATGATCTGCTCATGCCCGAAGTTCGTCTTCATGTAATGAGAGCCGAGGTGCTTCTGATAGCCCCAGTCGGTGGTCGCGCCAGCAATGTTCTGGCTCATGCTCGTGTCGAACTGGGCAACCTGACCAAAGCCCTGGCGAACCTTCCAGGAGCCCTCGTCATTGAGCATGTTTAGGACAAAAGCACCGGGCGTGGTGGAGCCTGCGTTGACCCCACCCTCTAAGATTTCTGCTTCTTGTGCCCGTGTTGCCATGCTTGGCCTACTAGAACGTGCCGATGCCACCCATTACGCGCTGCACGTAGTGAGGGGCTTCGAGGTTGCGGTGTGTGATCCCCTGATCAAGGTCCGAGAGCCTCGCCTGAAGCTGTGCCGTCAGGACATCGTTCATGGCCCCGTCCCGGATGGCGTACTGCTTGTACGCCAAGAGGGCCACAATGTCGTGGAACATCCCGAAGTCATCAAGCTCCGTTGTCGCAGCCAGGTTGCTCCAGGTCGTGGAGATTGGCATTGGGACATAAGAGATGGCCATTGAAGACGTTAGGCTCCCTGAGAACATCAGCCTTGTTCCCGATAGCATATAACCTGAGATGGCCGTCTGGAGCGCAACGTCCGAGGACACGGGCTGATAGATGTATTGGGAGGGGGATGTTCCCGTTGTCGTGCTTGAGACGGTGAGGATTTGCCCCATGCGCTTTCCGTCTGTTGCAGAGGCTCCCAGGACGGTTCCCACAGACAGGTCGGCAAATGTGACGTTTGTTACAGCCAGGTCGATAAATGGGGTGCTGGTAAGGGTGAACGCTGCCCCGATGGCGTAGGCCTGTGGTTCGATCTTTGTAACGAGGTCTCGAAACTCCCGATACCCCTGCCCCAGGAAGGCCTTAACGTCGTCATCCGACATGAAGGTCTGGTCTGGCTCGTCTGTGTATGCGCGGAGAAGCTCCGCGATCTCCTTGATTGTCACACTACGCCTCCTGGTGCTGGGGAGATCATCGCCTCTGCCCTGTTGGTCCCGGCCCGCTCAGATGCCGCCATGGTGCCCGGTTGCTGCGCCCCAGGTGCCGTTTGGCCCTGTATCTGGGCCCCTGCCCCCATTGGGCCCATTCCGGGCTGCTGTGGGGGCTGTAGGGGCCGTGGGTAGACCACCTGGCCAGCGAGAAGCTGGCCGTATTGCATGTCGTCTAGGTTTTGCTGGCCTGCCACTACGGCGACCAGGACCTGCATGATCTTATCCTGGACCTCTATTGGAAGCTCGTAGTAAGCGCCTGTCTTCATGAAGTCGCTGAAGACCTGCTCAAAGGCCTTTAGGTCGTCATTTCGGAGAATCTGAGGCTCACCCACACCCTCTTTGACGAGTTGGAGGATCTCCTGAGCGTGGGCCATAGACGCCACCTTCTTCATCACAAAGGAGTTTCCAGTGCGGAAGGAAAGCTCCTGGAGGGCCATGTCGGGCGGGATAAGGCCCATCTGAAGAAGCTCAAGGACCTTGGTGTCCCTGTCCTGGGCCTCGTTTCGGAACAGGGAGCCCGCCTCGATGAAGATCTCCGGGTCCTCAACCAAATCAGTCGCCTGGATCGCCTCGAACGTAACCCGCCCGTAGCTATCAAGCATCCTCATCATCTTCTCTTCGCTGTAATAGGCCTTCATTAACTGAAGGACCACAGAGGCCATCTGGGACACGCCGCGCTCAATCGCGGCCATGGTGCCCTGAAGCTGACTCGTGTCCTGGCTGGCCAACGCCTCAATGGCCTTGCCTGACGTAACACCAACCGCCCTCTTACCAAGCGATACAGAGTGAAGACCCGCCACGTCGCCCATCTCGGACTGAAGACGCTGCACGTTGTCAATAATGTACGACGGCAGGGGGGAAGGGCTGATCTGCTGCGGCGCACCGCCAGCAGGGTTGTAGTAAATCTTCTCCCCAGGACGGCTGGTGATGGAGTTGTTCGACACCCCAGCGGTCTTCGGGATGACCCACTTCGGATTACCCATCAACTCCACGTTGTGGATGATCTGAGACCGGGCCTTGTTGTAGAGAAGCTGCAAGTCCAGAAGAGGGGCGATCAGACTGACGCCCCAAAGGCGGCGAGGCACCTCCGTGTAGCGGATAATCTGGACGGGGAGGATTCCAACAGGAATCTTATCCTCCTTATAAATGTACTGGTCCCCAGCCATGACAGCGTGCTTTCCATCACGCCAGTAAATCTCAAAGACCTCAACGCGGTCCAAGGGAGGCCCCGTAGAGTCAGAGTTGTAGAACGAACTGTAGTCGTTCTCATTTATGACGCTGGCCTGCTGAATAATCTCTTTCTTGTCGGGATAAGCCTTCTCTAGCGAGTCTCGTGGATGGAAGGTCCGAACGGCAATCCACTGGCTGTCATTAGGGCTGTTGACGCCCCTCTCGAAAAAGATGTCGTAAGCACCAAACGTATCGGTCTTAACCGTCTGGTCGTCCGGGTCATAATACGAATGAAGGGCGCATGTCCCGGTGGTGGTCATCCAGCGGATAGCCTCGCCAAGAACGCTCTCCATGCGGTTTGAGGACCAGTAATACTTCAGGGCGGTCTCAGAGGACTGAGCCTTGATGACGTCTTCGCTAGAGGGGCTGGCAGGAAGAACCACCACAGACGGATAGCTCAACTCCAGGCGGCTCATGACGTTTCGATAGATGTTTAAAAGAAGGTTAACCGTTACCTTGGCCTGCCCCTCTTGAGAGCGAGAGGCGACGTACTGGTCGAGGTTTCGGTCAAACCGAAGCCACTGACGCCCCTCCAGAAACCGAAGCCCAAGGTCCCAGAGGCGCTGCTCCTGGGTTTTGGCAGTGCGAGAGGCGGTCAGCTTGGACCGCATGTCTTGTGGAAAATCAGCCACTTACTCTTTCCTTCGGCGGAACCCAAAGTTAACGGTTGGGGCGGAAAGCTGTAACATGTCCATATATCTCTCATCCCTTCCGTAATGGCCGTCGCCCTTTGCCGTGTCCAGGTAAGCGATTCTCCCCTCTCTTGTTCCGAGGAACCTGCTCTCTGCCAACCCGGCTTCCGTTCCAAGCCTGCTGGCCATGTCTCGTGCGGCAAATATGGCCGCGTCTTCGTCGGCCTTGTCTTGGTCTTCTATCGCACTAACCGCAGCACCGCCCGTTTTTAGCGCGCCAACCACGCCTGTCGCGCCCTGAAGCGCCCGCTTACCTCCCAGGCTCTCGCCGCGACTGGCCCTAAGCTCGTCAACCGCGCCAGGGCTCACCGACCTGCCGATATCCTTTACAGCCCTTGCGCCAGTGCTTCCCAGGGCCATCCCCGTAAGGGCCGGTCCAAGGTACGCGCCAGGGGGGCCTAAAAACGCTGCCCCGAGGCCAGCGCCAAGCACGCCAGCCCCAAGCTCTGCCCACTGCTCGCCAGTAAGCCTTTCGTTCTCGGAGGCCCTGGCTACATTCTCCTCATCCACCATCCAGCGGGGCTTTCCCTGTTGTGGCTGTGGCTCAGGGGTAAGCTCCCGCTGCTGCGCGGGGGGAGCGCCGAACCCGACGGGCGGGGTCGCCATAAGCTGACGCTTCCGCTCTTCTTCGTCCATGAATCTGGCGGCGAGGCCCCTTGGGTTATTGAACGCCATAGATAGACTCCAGGATGGGGGCCTCTGCCTCGTACTCTTGGCGGCGCTCCATCAGCAAGCGCCACTCATCTCGCTCCTTCCTAATGTGCAAAAGCACCAGGACGTTTAGCAGCCCAAGCAAAGAGGCCCCCACCACCAGCGATGTGATAATGAGGACCTCTTGCATGGACTAGCCTCCTATGGAGCAATTCGGAGGCTAATTAGGACCAGACGTTGATGCCGACAAGCAGTCCGTTCGCGTTGGGACGCGTGCAGACCGTGTTGTAGTACCAGCGGTAGAATCCTTCCCAGGCGTCAGCCCCGGATGCGCGAAGGATGGTGGTTCCATCCAGATCAGCAAAACCGCCAGACTGAAGCTGAAGGAGCTTCCAGGTCTTCTTGTTCATGAAGATCATCATTCCGCGCGGGCAGTGGCGAGCAAACTTGATCGGGATGTTGCCATAGGACAGGTCAAGGAACCCGGCATCGCCCTTAGTTGCTGGCCCACGCGCCGTTGCGAACAGCGATGCGGAGAGAACCGCAACGTAGTTTGCTCGGAGCGATGGGTGGCAGATGATGACATCGGGCTCTTCTCCACTGAGAACAGTGATCTCATCAAGAACTTGCTGGATGCGCTCTACCGTCAAATCATCAAGGCCTGCCGCGCTAGGCGTAGTCTCCGTCACGCGAACAAATGCGTCGAGCGACCCACTTCGCGCTGCGCCGTTGACCTGAATCCCAAAGTGGTCGGGGGTGCCAACCACGCCACCGTTTCCGAACAGGTTAGACATGATGCCAACCGGCTCATTCTGGAAATCAGCCAAGTCAGTATTGGCGCGGACAAGGACCGGAGCAATACGAGCAGCACCGCCATACGTAACAGCGGTAGTGTCCTGGGCCGCCGTAAACGTAATAACGCCAGTTCCCTCGTTCTTTGGATTAGCAGCGTCAAGACCCGCTGAAGCAACGATGTTGTTCAGGAAGGTCGGGTTGTTGACAGCACCGTCTGAATCCGTGCCGGGGTTAAAGCAGGTTGCCAGGGAGACGTTCTTGGCAGCGATGATTTTCGAGTAATCGCCAGTAAAGTAGTGGTCCTTGGTGTTCTTGGAGTCCGTGATGAATCCAATGACGCTGCCGCCGTTGATCATCTTGTTGTCCGCCTCGTTCTTCACGTCCGTAACCAGGCGATCCATCTCGGCTTCCATCCAGCCGATAAACGCGCCCTTGCCGCCATTCTTTGCCGAAGCAACAGCGGGGCCGGAAATGCGGAACGTGCCGTAAAGGTACCGAGCAACAATCGCAAGGTTTTGGTAGGTCTGCTGACCGATTGGGGTGGGAAGCTCGCCGCCAGTACCAGCGCCGGTAGACTCTCCTGCAAAACCAACAGACGTGGTTCGTGCGACATGGATTGGGATGATCGTCTGGCGACCACTCCAATCAACGGACATCTTCTCGTACATCTGAAGTACGAGCATTTCGTTGTTTAGCTGCTCGACAACAGGCCCAAGGTAAAAATCCTTGAGCAGGCTGTCTAGGGTAGTGCGTGTTGCGCTCATTTTGCGCTCCTATAAATCAAGAAAAGGGGTTGAGTGACCCCCATGCTTTCCGCAAGGCATCGGAACCCTCTTTCACGCTTTGGGGCTTAAATTCGCCAGTCCCAACATCAGAATCTACAGAGCCAGACCTTGTGGGCCTTGGTGCTGCTTTGGGCGTCTCCGCCACTGCCTCCGCTACCTCGTCGGACGATGCCAACGGGTTTTCTTGGAGGTAGCGGGCGATAGCCGCTTCTTCGATCTGAGCTAGGTGCGTGCTGTAGGACTCCGCCACCTGGATTACGGCAGCATTGGGGTCGGCAACGACGGCTTGAAGTAGAACTTGTCGCGGAACGCCGGGATATGCCTCCATCGCTGATGCGACTTCGACCTCCAACTCTCTGCGAGCAATGGCCACTTCTTGTTGCTGCACCCTCTCCATCAGCGCATCAATACGAGGATCGACAGCCTGCTGGACTGGGCGATCCTCAAGGTCGTCCAAAAGCTCTCCAAAGAGCCCCCGGTCTTCCTGTTGCTGCGCCTGCTGGACAGGCTGCTGTTGTGGAAGCACAGACCGGACTTGTTGGGCGATCTTCGCTTGCTCCTCAAGAGCTTCGAGTCTCGCCTTCATCTCGCTAGCCTCTACTCGGAGATTGTTCCGAGCTTCGACCATCTGCTTAAACCGGCTATACGGTACCCGGTGGCCCGATGCTTCCTCTTCAGTGTCTTCCGTGCCGTCAGGTTCGGAAGACGCCTCTTGAGAAGGCTCGGCCTGTGCTTCTGCTGGCTCTTCAGATTGAGCCTCAACCCCCGCTTCCTGATTAACGTCTTCTGCGGGTTCAGACGATGCTTCGACCTGGGGCTCAGACTCTTCCTGCACGTCAGCAACGTCATTCTCTGCGTCAAGAAACGCCGAAAGCCTTGCATGTGCGTCTTCATCTAGTAGTCCCATCGGTCCCTCCATTTAACGCCTGGTTGGCGAATCGTTCAACGCCGCATCAAGCGGCGAGGATTGTTCAAGAGGCGCTCCCCATCTACCTTCTTCGTAGTCGCGGGCCCCTCCGTCGTAAACCCTGCCAGTTTCCCGTTCGTACCGCAATATATCGCGCACATTCGTGAATTCTGGGGCTCGTTGGCGATCTTGAGCGATATATTCGATCTGGTCAAGGCCCATAAGGGCCAAGGCATGAGCAAATATCATATCGTCATGCTTTTTAGGCATCGCCTCGGCTTTTCCCTTGTCGTTATAGATGAAAGTGTTCATCTCGGTCTTCATTCGCTCGTCATTAATCGGAAGCATGCGCTTGGCAATGTACTCATGCAGCCGACTAAGCATCACAGGGCGCGTAGCCGTGTTGGTATTGAAGCCTATCTTCTCAACCCACCGCTCTGCCATCTTGTCGTACTGGGTTCTCTTGAAAATATACGCGAACTCCTTGCCAACAAGGTACTCCAGGATGGAAAGGCCATAAGAATTAGACTCCACCACCACCAAACAGCCGTATTTCTTCGCCTCAACCAGGACACGCTCGGCAAAAGCATGGGGAGGAGACCGCTGGTAGTAGGTCGAGACAACCTCGACGTTCTTTTTGTCAGTTACGTCGATCACAGCAAACGAACTGAAGTCGCCAGACGGCGAACCGGACGCAGTATCAACCCCCATCGAGTAAACCCGGTGCTCGCTGGGGTCCCGATAGCACTTATAGCCACTGTGGGCCTGGGCATGAGGGAAAAGCATGTCGAAAAACTTCTCGCCGCTCGTAATAAAGGCGTGCTCGGCTGATGCCGGGTACTCCTGAAGGAACGTGTTCCAGTTGTTCACACATTTGGTGCGAAGGGTCTCGTGGGCCCAGTTTGACTGGTAATCGTCCAGTTTAAACTCCTTGGCCATCTCCTTGAGCCGGTTGTCAGGCTTCTGGGGGCGCTTGGAGGAGACATAGTTCCGGTCTTCCATCCACGGAAAGAACACCTTTGTGAACCCGTTGGCCTCTTGCCACATCTTATGGGCGTCGTTTAGCCCGTTTGCGGTCGTCTCAAGGACAATCTCCGCATCAGGGCCAGCAGTCTGGAAAGCCGCAGCCACGGTGCGGTCAACATCTCCCCAAAAGGCGAACTCTGAACAGTGAAGGGCCTGATACGTGGTGCCACGGGCTGAGTCGGAGTTGGCTGTAGAGACCCTGACCATGCCGCCATGGAAAAACGCCATCTCTCGGACGTTTGCCTTCTCTGTTGGGAATTTTAGGAAGTCAGGCAGGTACGTGTAGAACCGCCTATAGACCTCAAATATCGCTTGTGCAGACTCGTACTTGTGAGCAAGTACACACACCTTGAAGTTCGGTGTCAGAAGGGCCTTCCAGAAGAAGCGTGCTGCCACCACTGTGGTCATTCCAAGCTGACGGGCCTTGAGGATGTAGATCCAAGGATCTTCCTCCACAAGACCCACAAACCTCTCCTGGGCGTCGTTCATCCCAAACGGAACCAGATGACCCCGCTTGTCTACGATCTGAAGGTAGCGGCAAAAATAATGGAAGTCGGTCGCGCACTTCTGAATCTCCGCCTTTATCTTGGCGTCAGTGGACAGGCTTTTCTTCCTGCTTACGAGAATCGTTCAGCAACTCTAAAATCTGCTCAGGGCCAATGCTCCCACCCTTCAGAACCTTGGTCTTGGCCTGAATATACTCAAGCTCAAGCTCAGCCTTCTGAACAGCCAACTCATCAATGCGTAGCTGAGTCTCCTGAGACATGCGGCTACGGAGCTTAAACCCGTTCCGGGTGCGCTCAAGCAGCCAAGCAGCAGCCTTCCAGTCCTTCTTCGAGTGGAACTTGATGGTGTCCATCAGATAGATGGTGGCCTCTTTCTCGGCCTTGTCGAAATCCCGGCGGAACTTCTTCAAAAGCTCAGGCGCAGAGTCTTCTGTGCCCTTTCTTAGCCACGAACGAAGAGTGTCAACGGAGATTTCAACGGTGTCGCACACCGCTTTTCGCGTATATCCGGCCTTGGTTCCCTCACAAATCTTGTCTGCAAGAGCGCCTGAGAACTTGTTGGGGAACCTAATAGCCATCTTATGCCACCACAGACGATTGGATGAATGGGATGTCGCTGCGACCCCTGAACGCGCGCTTTACCGCGCGCCGGTCAGACCGCTTGACCTGCTCAAGAAGGCAAAAATGGGTAGCCGTCATCCAGTCAAGGCAGTCGGAAATGAACGTCTTGTCGTCAAACGACTCATCGTTCACACCGTTATCGGCCATGCGGCGGATAAAGGAGCGCATGATGATGAGGCAGTCCTTCTGCTTGGGGCGCAGGTCCTTCTGTGGAGCCGTCATGCACAGGTCATGGCTATTCTCAACAGAGTACCGAACAGCGTGATACGTCGCGCCAACCTCTTTGGCTAGGCGCTCAGGGTCTTTGCCTCGCTCCCCAGAAAGGAACTCTTTGAAGTCTTCGATGATGCCGCAAACTTCTGAAAGCGACTCGGCGACCGTCCCCTCAACCATCACCACTACGGGCGATAGGTCCATGGCAACTTCTTGGCGCTCTTCTCCGTCGTCGCCGACGTAAGATCTGAACTTAACTTCAACCTTGCCCATTTTAGGAAAACCTCTTCATGCGAACGGAAAGGGTGATGGCGCCAGAGCGGTCTGCAAGACAAGATCGAACAAGGGCCGTCACGGCTGCGTCAAGGCCCATGCCAGAGCGGCCCGCAGCCACGGTCAGTAACGACAACTCAGAAGCGTTCAAAGACCGCTCAAGCAACTTGCCGACCTCCTTGGGACGACCAACCTTCGCAGGAGCCTCTTTCTTCGGAGCAGCCTTCTTTGCAGCAGCTTTCTTCTCAGCCATCTTATCTCTCCTGGGCGCGCACTAGCGCCCGCTTACGTTTCAGAACGATGTTAGCAAACAACCGACTCCGACGATAACAACGGTTCCCGGAGTTCCAATGACAAAGCACCTCTTTTAGTCGAGGCCCATACTTGTCTTGGTACCGGATAATGGCCCCTATCCCCGCCTTTATCAAGTCACAGTCTCGCTCCACGCCACCAGGACAATGGAACACAGGCCTAACCTGCAACGGCCCAACAGCCCCGCGAGGGCTACGAGCCAAGGCGTTAAACCGCGACTCCGTATACGCCAACGCTACAGCCAACTCTACGTCTACGCCGCCCCCATGGGCGGCAATACCAACATCAACACACACACCATATCGCTCAACAGGAAGGGCCGACCAAGAGAAGGCATGGGCACAAACAAGCAGCACCTTGAAAATCACCCAACCCGCCTTCCGTACTCAGCGATGAGCAGAGCGTCAGCGTTCTTGTGGATCACCTTTTGGCGAGGAAACAGCCTCTGGGCAGCAGCCTTCGTCACGTTCTTGTCCCCACCGCTCCTGCACTTCATAAACCCCTGCCACTTAGAAGGGGTCACTTCCTCAAATGGAACAAGGAGGCTGGTGAGAAGCCCAAGGCAAAAACCATACGAGGTCCCAAACTTGAACGTGCTCGCAACACCCTGTCTGGGCATAGCACTTACTTTCTCAAGGTAGGCCTTGTCGATAGACAGGGCACGACTACGAACGAACTCAGCAACGTCATGAGGAGTCTCAGACAGGTTGATCAACCCATCAACCTCCCCTGTCTCACGATGTAGACTAACGATGCATCCTGAATACCCTGGGTCTATCCCCAACACCAAATACGGACCTTCCAAAACCACTCACCTCGCGTGCGCGCCCGCGTAGATATATATATATACATATACTCTCCTCCCCCCAAGGGAGGAGAGCATATACTTAATCAGGTATAAGCTCAGAGAGTTTTACCCCAAGAGACAGGGCAAGTTTTCTCCATACCGTGATGGTCCCTTCTCTGGTTCCTCTTTCGAGGTGGGAGATCATCGAGCTATGGACATCAGCCCTTGAGGCCAACTCTCTCTGGGTTAATCCCTGCTCCATGCGGAACTTCATCAGGTTGTTAAACATAACAACTGACTATATCCGATGTGACATTTTGTCAAGAGGCCAAGGGGGTTGCCAGAAACCCGGCGCGGTAATTTGGTCTATAACGCACAGATCCGGCCGACGAAACGCACACTGGCTCGCTTCGCTAGCCATACAGACAAAAGGCCTGAGAACAGGATATCTATCCTGTTCTCAGGCCTTTTGAGACCCAACCAAGCTACCTGGAAGGGGAGTATCCCAGAGAGGCCTCTGGGATACCCCCCGTCCAGAGAAAACATCATGTACGGAGTATGGGGGTAAACCCCCCATCCTCCGTGCATGATGACAAGCCAGACTTTGACTGGACTTGTCCAGTCACCCCGACGAAACCATTCGGCTTTTATCATGTCACGAACTGGACAAGTCCAGTTCATGCCATGATACCCCACCCCCTAACGGGGGTGATT